CATAGGTTTTGACGGGATTCCGCAATGCCAGATCCGCTCTCCTTCGGGATAGAACGTATGACCAAGCCTTACGTTTCCCTTCTTTACCTTGATTTCTCCCTTGAAGTAGTAAACCAACCATCCTACCTGGAATTTTCTACAATCGTAATCAAGAATGTTCATCTTCTGGAAATCTCCTTTTCGTTACTGCTATCGGAAACTCTTCGATCTCGGATGCCCATACCGGCTTTACTCCTGATCTTTGGAACACCAACGGGAAACCACCGATTCCGTCAAACAGAGATCCCATCGTCGGGTTTTCTACTCCATCATTCTTCAGCTGCGCCGTAATCCTTTCTGCCATCCATTGCCAAAACGGAAGCGCGATACTGTTTCCGAGTGCCTTGTAGCGTGGACTATCTGCGTCCTTATGCTTTTTCCCTTTGCTATCAACCCACTCTCCGATATCCGTCCATCCGTCTGGGTATCCCTGCAGTCTCTCGCATTCAAGTGGAGTCAGTCTTCTTACAATTGTGTTTGATTCTTGTACCATTGGTGTATTTCCACCCCCAGTTCCGTAATATGATTGAACCGTCTCGCATACATCTCCGAATGGTTCGTAATTGTGTCTTCTGCTCCCGTCATACACTTGCTTGACCACGAACGGGGTATTGTTGCCACCGCCACCCCATGTGGCGCTTACTGTTTGGCAAACGTCTCCGAGATCTTTATACCTTGTGTCTTGGCTATGGTTCTCATAAACCTTTTCCACAATGATTGGCTGATGCCCGTGTTCCTGCGCCCGTAATGTAGATGTTCTTCCTTCGCTTACCGACATCTGCGATCCACCCTGGTCATTTAGTACCAATGTGTTGTATGACGCATTTTCCTTCGCTGACATACTGACTTCCTACTCCTTTGTAGTCTCTTGCACACAATGCTCCGACCGTCTCACTAGTACCCCCCCCGGTCCTTTCGCAACGATGGTCTGCGCCAATTCTTCTTGGACAGAGAAGTCATACTGTGCGTTCTTGCCCTGGTTAAATGACGCTCTGTCTATGGCTACGCATGGGATATGCTCATTTAGTCCACCGCTCGGGGTTGTAAGAGTCCTTCCGACTTCTCCCGTTTCTTTCATGTTCCAACTATCTACGCCCGTTACCATTACCGCCTGCTGATCGTGCATACAGTTCAGCGCTCCTACCTTATCAGATAACCTGGCTTGCTGAAGTTGTCCATTTCCGACACATACTGCATCTTTAATACAAACCATGGGTTGATTATTACCGCTCTCTCCTGCGGCGGCTTGAATCGTAGGGCATTTTTCATCCATCGTTACTGCGCCAACACGTTCTCTGTTCAACCCCATTACTACTGTCCGTTCACGATCCTGACGCAAACCGCAGCCTTTGTAGTAACTTGCGTCCAAAGTTCCTGCGATATCTCCGTCGCTACTTACACACGAACTGGTTTGTGAGAGTTGACAAGGAGCCGGTTCTCTCGTGTTGGATGAGTATTCCCTTGCCCCCCCCGGTTTTCCTGCTCGTTCTTGGAAAGTGATTGCCTTATCAACGCCATCTCCAATGGTTTCGGGAGTTCCTTTCCGCGATTCTTCGCTCTCGTCAGTATTCCCTTGCAGGCTTTCGCGCTCAAAGAGTATTTCTGGTGCGGATTCTCCTGCAAAATCTGCGACAAGCGAGATTCTACGACGACGTTGGGGGACTCCCCAAAACTGTGCGTCGTGTACACGCCAAGCAACGCTCCACCCGTCTCCCACGATACATCCGCTGTTTGACCACTTGCCTTTTTCAGGCAAAGGTACATTGGCGGTTTGATCCGTAACTCTGCAAATTTCTTCAAGTACACAACGGAAGTCTTCTCCTTTGTTCGAACTGAAGGCTCCGGGGACGTTTTCCCAGACCATGTATCTTGGCTGAACACGTCGAAGATCGACATCTGCCCCTCGCATTTGTAATTGTCTGTAAGACTCATTTCTCATCTCCTTAACTATCCGTATCTGTTCCGTGAACAGACCGCTTCTTTCTCCGGCAAGACCTTCCCTGCGCCCTGCGACGCTCAAATCCTGACAAGGACTACCGCCCGTTATTACATCTACCAACGGGATTTCTGCCCCGTTTATTTTTGTGATATCTCCGTAATGTTTCATCTACCAGTCCACCGCTATATCAATTTGATTTTTGTTAGTTTCTGCAAAAGCACCTGTGTCGAGTACAATTCCCGTTCCGAGTGATGTTTCCACGTTCGTTCCGTATGGATGGACATCGTATGGAGCAGCTATGATGATGTAAGTTCCATACATCTTTACCCCGTCTTTTCTCGTCCACCTTTTGTGATGCGATCCAAAGTTCGAATCTGCTATCTTGTAGACTCTGTCCATCGGTAGGTTGTACCAGGTCTCCTTCTGATTCCCGAAGTAATTTACTCCACCGCTTTTTGTTAACTTCGTTCCGGCATTAACCGGGATCGCTAAAATAAGGATTAGTAAACAAACAACCATCGCTTTTCGCATATTTACCCCTTTCTGCGTAGAGCGTTACCGCATCTGTTTCTTCGCACGGCAACGTCTCGTCGCAACTGATTGGCGTACATATAAGTGCCGTACAGTACCCCTCGTCTTTGTCGTAGTATTCACATCCTTCACATTCCATACATTTGTTTCTCCAATTCATCAAAGTTGTATTTCCTGCCTTCAAAGTTGTTAAATTTGTTGACCTTTTGGGCAGAAAAAGACTTGTCCTTGCTTGCCCAAGTTCTCACGGCAGCTTTCCAATCCTTCATGTGGTTCTTCCCAATCATCCAGCCTTTCGATTCATAGAAGTCAACGAACTTGTTCGGATCTACGTTGTATCCTTTGTCATCACAGTAGGCTTTGACTTCTTCGACTGTGGGTTTGACGAACGTCCTTATATTATTATTATTATTTCTTTTATTCTTTATTTCTTTATCTGTTGCCGTGTTGCTTGTCGGTTTGCTTGCCGTGTTGCTTGTCATTTCCTTGTCATCAACCTTGTCATTCGTCTGGTACAATGACCAATTATTTACAGTAATAATGCGACCTTTCGGCAATATCGTGCTTGTCAATTCTCCTGTCATTTTGAGTTTCTCCAAGTTGTCGCGTACCATGCGGATTGTTTGCCCCGTTTCTTTTGACAATGTAGCAAGGCTTGTAATGAACTGACCGGCTTCGTAGTGGATGCCATGCCAAGATCCTGGTTTGTAGTTCGCCCGGAGCAGGCAATGAAGGAAAAGCACTTTGACGTTTGTGTTGTTGTACCATTCCCAATCGAGCATCTTTTTGCTCAACTTTATGTACCCTGCCATCCTATCTCTCCACTAATCTGTATTGTTTAATCCTTACCTTTTCTCCAAATCGGTTTTCCACCTTTACCCAGTCACCATGTATTAAGTAGCCATCTTCCTTCAGATCCCTGATCCTGCCTGCAAGGTCGAAACATCCACACGCATTAAGCGCCTGTAATGCCGTTATTCCTTTCTTATGTGACTGCATAAACCTTAAAACTCGTTCAGCCTGCGTAACCTTTTTGATTCTTCCCATGTGTTATCCCCTTTCTTCTATTTCTACTTCGATGTATGGTTCGTCTTCGATCCATGCAAATTCATGTGTTGTGTTGATTATCCAGTCCGGGTTATCGTTTTCAATTACTCCGCAGTCCTGTAAAGCATCTTCAAACAGTTTGTCTGCCAGACTAAATATGTTCATTACATCCCGTCTTTTGCCCTTCTTATGCTCAAAAAATCTGTAATGCAGGACTACGGGCGGTTTCGTGACCTTCCATCCTTTTAGGCAACGCCGAATAGCGTTGATGATCGGCTTTGTATAGTCGGCTTTGAACTTACCGCCTGCCTTTGGGTTTGTGCCTACCGCTTTCAGATAGTCATTAAGGCTTGGCAATGTTCTGTCGCCGTAATACTTTCCCCGTATCGTCACTTTCGGCTTGCGCTCCTTAATCATGCTCCCCCTTTCCCCTACCCCTTTGCAGGGGCAGGAAGTAATCAAATGGCATATTGTCGTGATACACTATGTCAGCATGAGCGGTTTCTTTTATGGCTTACGCCAATGGTGTTGCAACCTTATAGATAGGACTTGCCGTATCTTATTCGAAAACTTTGTCGAGCTGCGTCCACTCCGTACCCTTCGGCGCATTTGTTGCGTTCGTACATCAGTTGCCCTATGATCCTGCTGACCGTTGCGTTCTTATGGAAGAACTCATGATGGTCACGGCACACATCCATGACTAACTGATCTTCGTCGCTCAACTTTCTATTGGAAGTGCCAAACACCAAGTGGTGTTGCTCCGCTCCTGGCTTTCCGCAGATTTCGCAATATCTCATATCACACCTCAATGAGTTCCGAAATGTTGATTACCTTTTCGATAGGCTCTGTCGCCTTGCAGTAATCGCATTTGCCACACGGGATTGGATCTACTTCCCCGTTCTTTACCATCAGTACGCTTGCCATGTTCATTTCGATCTCGTTTAGGCTATGGTCTAGTGTCATCTGATCGATGTAGCACAGTTTCAGTTCGGGAGAGTCTTCCTTCGTAATGAATGCCAAGATGCAGGGAAGTTTCTTGCCGGTGTTTATCTCAACAATCTTCTGATAGACCGCCATCTGCAGGGTGTATGCCCAATACTCGGCACATGATGCGTAGCCATAGTCCTGCACTCTCCATGCTCTGTGAAGGTCGTTTGCGGTTTTGAGATCGACTATCGCCGTATCGGGAATGTACGAGTCCATCTTGATCTTCCAATCGCATCCGAACAGATACCCCGTCATGATGACTTGTTTCTCTCCGCTCATGTACGCCATGAACTTCTTATCCCGTAATGCTCTCTCAATCATCACGTCTGCCTGCTTAAAACTTGATTTCAGTTCGCCCTTCTGTGTAAAGATCTCGGGATTCTCCTTCTTGAACTGATCGATTGTTCCTTCAAAGAACGAGTCCACATATGATCCAACTTGCATGGCTACCGACTTTTCCTTCGTGTATTCCCCACGGATGGCAGCCAACGCTCTCTTCTCGCATCCCTGGACACCCATGTGACCGCAGAAGTCAAGGTACTGATGCACACTCATGTATCTCTCATTGGCTTCTTTGGAATAGTAGTTTTCATTCGTTAATACAAAATCACTCATTCATGCCCTCCGGGAACTCCATCTGTTCCATTTCTGCAACAACAGTTTCAACTTCCTGATCTCCTGCAACGTCAGCAAACACATCAATGACTTCTTCCTTGTCGCTGACCGGCGCAATAGGAGCTGCAAAGTCCATTCCAGATCCGTCTTCCCACGCACCATGTGCTTCTACAGATTCGAAGGATGTCTCAACGTGTTTGCAGAGACGGCGCAATACTGTTTTCTTGCACATTTCGTCGAACGAGTTTTTCCATGCCTTTGACTGACTTGCCTTTGAGTAGTTGTTTCTTACGGACTGAATGTCATCAACTGACATCGTTTCGTATAACAGACCGCCGTCCTTAAAAAGAACAACTGCGAATGCCCCGATGATGTCTGCCTTGCTGAAAGCCTTTGGCTTAAAAGTAATGGACGGATGTCCGTCAATGATCTCTTCCACGAACTCGTCTCCATCTCTTACGACCTTTGCGTAGATATCAAGGACGGGTCTGATTGCGTAACGCTTGATAAACTTGCATTCTCCTTTGTAGTCCGTCTGGAACTGCACCGAATTCCCGTACGGGATCAGATAGCATTCCCGATTAAGGAAGTCCAAGCCAAGGTATGCGCCCTTCAGAAGACCCTGGACTACCTGTGCAGAATTGATTTTTGCGAACTGCGGATTCTCGTTCATGACCGCCAGACAGTTCTGCACAAACCGCTCCCGGTTAAAATCCTTCGGTAATGCGCTCTCAACGCTTACCAACTTGTCTGTTAAGTTCTCGCTGAACTTAACCGCTACTTCGTTTGCCATGTGTCATCTCCTATTTCATGCTCTGTTTGAATACTCTCGCTTCTGCTCTGCGCTCTGCAGCTACAACATTGTTCCACTCTCTGTCCGTCCTATACGGAGCGCCAAAGCCTAAACTGTATTCGTGTTTCTTTTTGTTGATTGCTTCGCGTTCCTTCGCGTGTACCTTTTCCCATTCCTTCCACTTCTCACAACCCGAACGGCACGTTCCGCTATGATCTTTGCACTCAAAGCAAGGACTATTTGTGCGGCCTTTGTGTATTGATATGCTTTTCATACTGTGTACTCCACTTCCTGCCTTATGAGTGTTTTTACTTTGCCGTCTTCGATAACAAGACCAAAATCATCTTCCCGGCAGAACTTTATCCATTGCTCAACAGTCCAAGATAAATTTCTTCTCTGTATCTCCAAGCGATCATGCTCTGTGAGTTTCTTGCTTTTCATACTCCCCGTACCCCCTTATTGGTTGATTTCTCGTATTGTGTCCATTTTCTTTGTCAATTTCTTGAAGTATTCCCCGACAGCATTGTAGGCAAAAGTCCACCCACGTTCCGTTATTGCATCAGCCACTACTGCCAGTTCTTCTTCGTCGTACCCCATGACCTGATCTCGCAGATCGCGTAAGTGCTTCTCGTTAAAGTCGTTCATTGCATCTTCCGACAGATTATTGAAGTTCTCTTTATCGAACTTGTTTGACGGGATCATGTTGATAAGGTTTAACCTTCTCTGGTATTCGGGATCTCCGTACTTCATGTCTTGCCCCCTTTCTTCGGCATCCATATCCATACCGCGATAATCAGGATGACCAATATGATAATTGCTTCTCGCATCTTGCCCCCTTTCGCTACATGAACATCCACGCCAGACAGAACGCCATACCGATTACTGTTACTGCCATAATTGTCAGTCCGATGTAAGACCATACCGTTACCCTTTCGTTGTCCATTCATCTGCCCCCACTAATTTCATAATTGTTTCCTGATCCGGCTTGAACATATTGAGAAAGAATACAAAGTCATCAAAACTGAATGACTGGTTCTTGAACTTCTTGCACACTCCCTGCTGTGTGAGTCCGAGTTCCCCTGCGATCTTTCTCTGCGATTTTCCGTTGACCTTCATCTGCCCGAATATCCATAAGGCGAAGTGTTCACGGAGTCGCATCTCTCTGGTCAAGTAAATTTTTGGCATCTCGATCTCCTTTCGTTTAACTTTTTGTTGACGTTTTGGGTAAAAAAATCCCATTTGTGAACTTTAAAAGCAAAAAATTTTCTCTTTGTCTTCCGGGGGGATGTCCAAAACATCACACAAAACATACACTTCAGCAACCCTAAATGGCGTAACAGAACGCCTTTTCCGATCAAATGCCTGACGGGATATGCCGAGTTTTTCAATAATGTAGCCTAACTTCCGACCACTTTTTTCGATATACTCGTCAAGCAATGCGGTATCTACATTTTGGGTTTTAACCATTCTTTTCCGCTCCTTTCTACCATATGTGGTGGTCAACATATTTGTGAACCTTCTCCAATATACATGATATAAAAACATTTGTCAACACAATGTTGAAAAATTTTTAACTTTCTTGTAAAATGGATAGTGGAAAGGTGGTGGTCATATGACAGTAGGGGAAAGAGTTAAGTACAGGCGCATCGAACTCCATATGAGCCAAGAAGAACTTGCTAACAAGGCAAACTACTGTGGCAAGTCTGCGGTTAGCAGGCTGGAAAACTCTGGCAATGACATAAGCATGAAGCAAGTCAAACGATTGTCGGAAGCACTTGATTGCTCCATGGCATATCTCATGGGATGGGAGAATGCCCCGGACGTTCAGGAAGCACTCAATAAAAATGATGTAGAAAAGAAAGTAGAAGAACAAAAAGTTGAAGAACAACATACGCAGTCTCCTGGCGAAGGGTTTGTTAACATTTCAGATCTTCCAAAAGCAATGGATCTTTTTGCGAAGTATCAGAACGCGAGTCCAGAAGTCCGTGTCGCCGTTGATCTTCTTCTAAAATCGCAGCAACAAGACGCTTTGTCTCAACGTCTGCAAGATTATAGTAGCGCTCAAATTCCGAAAGATTCATAGTATCATCTCCTTTTGGAATAATGGTAGCAAAGTAATTGTCCTGATTAAAGTTCTTAAAATCGAACGGGGGTTCTATATGACGAACACAAAGGATCTAATTATCAAATTAAAGGAAGTACGGGAAGAAAAGGGACTCTCCTATAATGACATTCTTGAACTCATGGAAAAGAACGGGGATTTCCTTGCGAAGTCAACCATATCCAGAGTATTTGCTGACGGATCAGAAGAACAGTCCTTCCGTTACGAAGAAACAATACGACCTATTGCAAATGCGTTACTGGATATCGAAAACGATGAAGATACAGATAACATGGACACGAGAGCCATGAAAGCATTATTAAAGTACAAAATCCAACGCATTGAAGACTTGGAAAAGCAAATTGAACAGATGCAGGCGGCGCTTGATAAGGAAAAACTCAAATCGCATGAGAAGTTAGACGCAGAACGTGAAAGATATAACAAGTCTATTGACTTCCTTAAAGAGCAAGTTGCCTACAAAGACAAACGCATGGATTTGTTGCTTAATTTCCACGAAGAAATGCTGCAAAAACTTATGCGCTGCTCAAAGTGTGAAAAGTATGAAGGTTGAGAAGCGGAAAAATTCGTATCGCGTTCAAAAGATGATTGATGGAAAGCGATACTCAATTACATTTAATCATAAGCCTACTGAACGTGAAGTCATGCAGGGATTGCTAGAACTTTCCAAAACCATACCGGTGAAGGGAAGTTTTTTAGCCTGCGCTAAATCTTACGTTAAATCAAAGGATAAGGTCATATCTCCTAGTACAATTAAAGGATATACGTCTATTCTGAACGCCCTGCCAAACGATTTTACAGGGAAAGATATCCTGCAAATCACTCAAATAGATATTCAGACAACCATCAACGATTACGCAGCCACTCATTCACCGAAGACCACACGCAACGTACACGGTTTCATATCGGCTGTTCTAAAGCAGTTTCGTCCTGACATGGTAATTTATACTACTCTTCCGCAAAAGTCCGTATATGAGCATTATACGCCGTCAGAAGACGATATTAGAAGGATACTTGATGCCTGCGCTGATAATCCGTTCTATCACATACCTTTTCAACTCGGAATCATGGGATTAAGACGGTCAGAAGTGTGCGCCTTAACACTTGATGATATAAACGGGAATACTTTAACAATAAACAAGGCATTAGTCAAAGACGTAAACAATCAATGGATCGTGAAACAGACGAAAACTTTGGCAGGAACTAGAGAAATCTATATTCCAGATTCGCTTGTTTCAGAAATCGAACAGTACGGAAAGATTTTTGAAGGAAATCCTACGTCTCTTCTGTACGGTCTGAACAAATTGCAGGACAAACTTGGAATACCTCGATTTAGGTTTCACGATCTCCGTCATTTCTTTGCATCCTACGCTCACTCCAAAGGAATAAGTGACGCAGACATTATGTCAACTGGTGGATGGAAGTCAGACTTCACTATGAAGTCAATTTACAGGCATGAGATGAACTCCAAAGCCGCACAAAAACAACTGTTTGACGACATGATTCGTGGTGCAAATCGTGGTGCAATTCCTAACAACTAGGTGTCGAAAACGTGATAAAATCGTTGCATATCCGTGGTCGGAAAATGGCAATAAAAAACCCCTTGAAGCCCAGTAAATTCGGTACTTTCAAGGGGTTTTCGTGTGTGCGGAAGATGGGACTTGAACCCAATCTTCAACCGCCAAACACCGCATATTTACTGCATTTCACAAATTCTTGGTGCAATCGCGGTGCAATTACGACTCTTTATACATTGCCTGCAAGGTTTTGACTTCAAGCGCCTTTTCGATCTGTTGCTTATGCAGATATTCATACACAGCCAACATATCGGCAGGCGGTTCGCCTTCGGTTTCCCGGTAATGGCGTATAAGTTCGGTAGCCTTATTGTGAAGGACTGTCTTGTGATCCATTTCCTGCAAAGACAAATTGTAGAAGTCTCTTGAAACATCTGGATATTCGTCTTTGTATTCCAACGCAAGTTTCGCGTATGCTTTTGCGTCGCACAGTTCTTCCGTTATCTTCTCGCTTAATACTTTGATTATCTTCATGTTTACCACTCCTTACACCGGGGTATATGTACCTAACTGCGACAGAAGATACTGCGACTGCGCGTTGATAGCGTTAGTTGTCTGGCTTGTGAGCAGAGCAGTCTGTGCATCCTGCAAACGATTTTCAAGCATCATCGTCTTGATACCGCAACAACAGTTCTCCATCTTGTAGCCTAAATCTGCGATCTGTGCGCTGATGTTAGAGAAACCGCCCTGCACAGCAGAACTGATCTGGTTAAATCCCTGAATGGCATTTACGAGATTACTATTCTGCTGATTCATCATTGCCATATTCTGCCCGGAAATTAACTGAGCAGTCTCGTAATTGTTGTTGGCAGAAGACAGAAGTGCGGAATTAAGTGAGTTCTGTACGCTCTGGTTGTTGATGGCAGCGTTTACATCTGCAATAGTAGCAAAGCCTGCCGCAGATGCGTTACCGCCAAAGCCAAAGTTACCACCGCCAAATAAAACTGCGATGATAAGAAAAGCAAAGATCCATCCACCACTAAAAGTTTCGTTCATATCCTTTTTCTCCTTTCGTAGAATATTTATTTTAGATTTGCAAATCCCTTAATTTGTTCAGCCAACTGCTCCATGTTCACGTTATTCTTCTGACATAAAGCCGTTGCCGTTCCTTCCAGATCGTCAAGATTAAGACCTTGCAACTGCGGATTACTGTTTGCAAGATTCTTCAAAAAGGACTGCGGACTTTCGCCACGCATCATAGCACCGAACGCCTGCATTAACATCGGGTTTCCCATTAAGTTCATAGATACTCCTTTCACTCATTTATGTAGTAACATTCGCCGGAATTGATGACTTCAAAAACTGCAATGACCACCTTAATCACGTCTTTTAGTGGTATGTTTTTGATATTCTCGTTCTCCATTAACTTGTGCCATAACTTTTCTGTATTCATGACTTAATTATGGCAACAAAAAAAGACGCTAACAATGTACTGTTAGCGCCTTCTTTGTGCGTCGGAAGTGTACCCTTGAGATTTTCTTATTCACTTTCCTGCTGATCTTCTTTATGCCATCAACGGATAGATTAAGGACTTCCGCTATTTCTTCAAGGGATAATCCCTGACTTCGCAGTTCAAATAGGTCACTCTCGTTCCCTACAAAATTGCAGTTCTTCCGCAGACATTCAAGTTCAATATTTGTAAAGTCGGAAATAATCATACATCCCCCCTTCTATTTCCCCACTACAATACTAGCAGTTGGTTCAATATACGGGAAGTCCTTTACATCGGTCTGCTGTTCTAGTTATCGAACCCTATTTGAACACACCCGACAAAACCATACTTAAAAAGTAACCAAGTATGCCCGTGATAATGCAGGCTACGACAGTCTCCCACCGCTTTGCAGGCTGCCCTTCGATCTCCGATAACCGCTCTCCCTGCTTCGACAGTTCCTTACTCATTGTTTCCATGTTCACAGCCAAGACCTTGACAGACGCAACTAACTCATTTATCTGCGCCTGCCCCGTCTCCAATACTGTGAGTCTATGGTTCTGGCGGTCGTTTTCTTCGTCGATCCTTTTGGCAAATTCTTCGTGAACCGCTTTCGTTACAAAGTCTTCCATAATTCCCCCTTAATCATAGTACGATACCCACTTATTTTTCTTGTTGCGTTTCAACTTCGTTTCCTTATTAGGATCTCCACTCTTGTGGAAGTTCCCATAAAGCCACAGAGTCTGCGCGGTAGAATCGTCTATGTTGTTGTTATTAAGATAGTCCGTGACTTCTTTCTGCGTAAGCGTGTCATCAGAATTCCCGTCCATCCTGCGGAAGTTGGTCGCAAACGTGTTGATGTCAAGACCCGGCACCTTCGCCGATGCGTTCGCATAGTCAGCTGCGACATAAGGATTTGAGAACCCCATACCCTGAAGAACGGGGAGTGCGTCTACTGCCTTGTCAGAATAACTGCCTGCTTTCGACTTCATTTTTTCAAACTTGTCGGCGGTAATCCCAAAACTCTCTGCAGTCTTTTTGTCTTCAGCGTACTGCGTAGCACCACCTTCGTACTCGGCATTCTTCTTATTGTAGGTGTCAACGCTTAACCCAAGTTTATCTGCTTCCGCTTTGTCGGCTACATATTGGTCAACACCGCCTTCATACTCTGACTGTTTCTTGTAGTATGTGTCGATATTTACGCCAAGTCTGTCTGCCTTCTTGCGGTCGACAATGTAATCAACTGCTGCTTTCACGCCCTTGGTTCTGTAAATTTCTTTCAGGCGCTTGTCTGAATCTGTAGTGTGGTCAAACAGTTCTTCCTTCGTTATTGCATTGGACAGATCGTAGACGGTCTTTAATGCGGAAGCCTTTTCGTCGTCATTAAGTGACTCATATTCTTTGCTATTCATCAAGGTTTCTGCCATCTGATAGGATCTCTGCCCCATCACGCGCTGATACTCACTATGTTCTTTGTTTGTGAGCGTTTTGTATCCGTCCGAACCAAGGTCTAGCGACCTGGCTGCAAACAACGGATATACGTTCTGATTGCCGGTCGCATCGAAAAGCCGTTGGATTTCTGCGTCAAGCGGTGTTTCGTTCTTATTGCCCAACTGTCCAGGGTTAACCATCTGTGCTACAAACGCTTCTCCCTTTGTGTCACTTCTAGTTCTCTCATTGCCCCATGTATCATATGACGCAGGGAGTGTTTTGCTTAAGAACGGGATCTTTGCTTCTGCCTGACGTATCTGATTTCCGATTGCGCCGGTAAGCGTATCTTCTGCAACGTAAGTATCTCTTAATACGGGATCTATAGTTCTGGCTGTTGCCCCAAGCATTGACGGGATAAGCCTTTGAGGGAACTCCATAACTTCATTGGCAAAATTCCCCATGATGCCGTTCTCATCGTTGCTATCTGACCCGAGAAGGTCGGACAAGGATTGTAACGGGGATGAGTTTATAATGGTGTTTGCCACATTCAACCCACCCTTATAAAGTCCGTTTATAACGTCACTCGCCGTTGCATTCTCTTCATCAGAGTTTTTAATCGCTTCGTAAATGGTAGTACCGATTACAAGCGGTGTAGCTGCAGGCTCAAGCCAATCGTAAGTGTAGTAGTTGTCCCCAATATGAAGAGCGTACTCAAGCATACCCTGCTGTTTTTGGAATGCAGCTTCGGACTTGTTCTTTGAGTATGTTCCGCTTATCAGACCTTTTTCTGCAAGTTTGTACCCTGCGTAGATTAGCGCAGTACCAGTAAGGTTCTTTGCGAGTTCATCTATAACCGCCGTGGCTTCCGCTCCGTTCTTCGCCTTGCGAAGAGCGTTGACGATTCCTGCAGGACTGTAATCTATTGCTCTCATTGTAAGGTTGGCAGGGGTCTTTACAAACGGAAGGGCAACTTCTCCGAACTTACCCGTCTTCTGCTTTACGCCCTGCAATGCCTTTGTGAAAGCATTGTCGTCCTTAAATGTAGCCTTAAGCGCTTCTTGGGTTGCAATGGCAATCGCATCGTCGGGAACATCTTCCACATTTTCAATGCCCTGCGCTTTCATGTAGGACGCAAGGCGATTTACAAAATTCTTCTTTACGAACGGGGTGTCTCCTAAGTCCCCCATGAGCCAATATGTAAGGTTCTGCAGGGTTTCCATTGTGGATTTATTGGCATCCGACCCAAGTTTCTCGTTGAGTTTTTGGATGCCACCGTCCGTCATTTTGTCGATCCACTTCGCAAAGAAATCATCGTTAAAGATCTGCCTATGGGAAATGATGTCGGACTTTGCACTATCCTTCATCTTGTTATCGCCGGTAATATCGACCTTTCTCTGATCCCATATTTCCGTTGCAATTTGTTTCTGTTTTCTAGTCCCACCAAAAATGGATTGTGTGCGCTTGAAATCCGTGTCGGGATTTTTAATTTTCTTAATAAGGTACGTTGCACCTTGCCCTAACGCCGACACTCTGTCGGACATCGATCTTAATGGAAGTGATGCCACGTTAGCCAGAGCATTCTTTAACTGCGTCCTCGGGTTCAAAAGCATCGCCGTCTTACTCGCAGATACTACTTTATCCCACCAGTTTGCAGGGATCTGTTTCCCGAACTTCGCGTTTAACTTGCTTACAAGGTTGTTGAGAGCGTCTTTGTCGCCTTTCCTGATATTGCCAAACTCTTTGACATCTTCATCGGACAGTTCAATTTTGTTCCATTTCTTACCATACTTTTCCCTGCCCCATTGGTTGAGGTTTCTCAATTCTCTTTCATAAGAACGAAGAGCTGCCATCGGGTCATTCTGCATCATGGCAAGTTTCGCTGCCTGCGTAAACTGACCCATCCTGGTTAATTCGGCGCTGACTTCTTCAATTACGTCCGTAGCAGCATCGTAATTTCCTTCGTCCACATATGCCTTCGCCAACTTATAGCCGAGAGATGCCGCAGCAGGATCGTGGTCTTTAACCGCTTGTGTAAGGTTTGAACGGGTCTGTGCAAGATTCTCGCCGTCAAACAGTCCTTCTGCTCTCGCTTCGGTGTCGGCATTCTTTACTACCTTATAGTAGTCTTCCGACAAGGACTCCCGAATCTCATCGGGAAGGGATTCATCTTCCGAACCACGCCTTGAGAACGAGCGCACCTTTTCTTCGGGTTCTACGGGTGTTTCGTCCGGCGGCGGTGTTGCCCCTGCGTCTTCCGCTACGGGTTCTTCGGGTTCTGCCATCTTCTGCGGTTCAGGCTCTGCCGGTTTTACTTCGGGTTCTACGGTTTCTGTGATAGTAGGATTCTTCTCGATGCCCGTGCTATTTGCTCTTGTTATGTTGTCAATAGCTGCCTGCGCTTCTTCTTCCGTGTCATAGAACTTGCCCTGCTCCGCAAAGTCTTCTGTGCCGTCAGGTCTTGTTTCTACTACAAAGAACCTCTCTTTGCCATCGTTTCCTATGGTGGAGTCGATGTCGTATGTGCCTGGAGTTGCGCTTTGCGTAGTTTCGGCAACCTTCTGTGTGTCCACATCTGGCGCGACATATTCAGGGGCGTTAGGATCATTCCCATCTGGCATGACTACCGCATTGTTTTTGGGCGCGTCTTCCCCTGTCTCCGCAACGTATAATATAGTCTTCTTCGCACCACTATCGAGAACTGCGGAGTCTTCTTTTAGAACTGTCCATGCCGCCTTACTGGAAGATAGCACCTCATCTTCGCCGTGCATATTAGCAAACGAAACGGGCGTACTTGTTCTGTTCTGTGTGCATACAATTTCTACGGAGTCACATTCTGGATCGCGAAGGTGTGAAAATCTGCGAGCGACTTGCCAATCACTCGCCCAAGAAGAAGGCTTGTCTAGCGTGACGAGACCGCTTCCGTGTACTTTCTCCATGAATTTGTCGTATTCGCCATCTCCCATGCCGAAGTGCATACCACGCCTTATTTCTCCCTTGTAAGTAGGAGCGTGTTCTACATAGTCGTCAAGCACTTCTGCATTTGCTTGGTTTCCGCTTCCAGTAAAGAATTGCGATAACTCTTTATAGTATTGGTCTACTTTCTCATCATCAGCACCAGTATATTCTTTTATAGTGCCTTTTCTCATAGCGTCCCAATCGCCGTTATACACGTCTTTTAGTTTCGCGGCATCATAGTCATTTGTTTCAATCTGCGCCTTTGTAGGTGTGGGGTCGCCATTCTTTTCCATTAAAGAAAGATATTTTTCCACATCTGCGTCAAGCGTTCCGTTTCTGTATGCTTCTCCTGCTTCCTGCGAGTCGGCGTAATAGCCACCATTAACAAGGGCTTCAGCCTTATCTATGGGTTCGGCGTTTTCTAATGTATCGCGCAAATTTTCTATATATGATTTAGGCGCACTTTCCCCGGCTGCGTCATCCCATCCAAGATCTTCCATGAGTTCCTGCTGATATAACTCCTGCTCTTCTTTGGTGGGCATTCTGTTCGGTGCTTCCTGGACATTCTTCGGTGTTTCCTGCGGAACGACTTCCCTCGGCGCTTCTTCTACTGCAGGGGTCTGGTCTTTTAAGGTTTCAACCTCTGCCTTTGGTTCTTCTGCCTGAACTCTTGCGTTGTCGATAACGTCAGCATCCTGCGGACTCGGTTTCTTTGCAAACAAGGAAGGAAGCACTTTGCCGCTAATGGCTCTTCCTAATTGAGAAATCCCAGTCATGCCACCGCCGAATAATGCACCAGTGCCTAAAGCCATAGCTGCTTGTCTTACCTGATCCATCCTGGCAGCACGTTCCGCTTCTTCCTCGGACATACCCTGCAACATATAGACTTGCTTGTTCAGTTCCTTCTGACTGTTCTCCTTGTTAATGCCGGTATCAGCGCCCATCTCGATGAGTTCAGAAACGAAGTTTTCAAAAGCTGCATTCCCGGCACCTTTACCAATATTAAGAAGAGAGCCACCCAAACCTTCTACTGCAGGAAGTTTGTCAAGGATACCCGTAGTGATAGCAGTACCGAGACCTTCTATTGCTCCGTGTTCAGCTGCAGAGAGAGCCTTCTTCCTGGCATCCATGTCAGGACGCAAGTTCAGATTCTCCATCTGCTGATTGGCATCAGACAATCCTGCCATTACACCGCCAACTGCCTGACCGCCCAATGCTTTTCCTGCAGCGGTTGCAGCCATTCTGTCAGCCACGGCATTGAGAGTGTCAATTACTTTATCCCCCGTGTCGCCAGTATGCTCTTTCACGCCTGCACGATAGAACTTTCTGTTCTCTTCGTTCTGACGACGTGCTTCTTCTGCTCTCTGTGCAAACTCACTTTCGGGAGCAACGATGTTTCCTACCAAACTCGGAAGTGTTGCCACGGACGTAGGGATATTTGCGACTAAAGTTCCTGCTTCCGCAAGGAACGGATGGCGTTCTGCCAGATCCATTCTTACATTGCCCTGGTCGGCAAGGAAATCTGCGTAGATTTGGTCAAGGGATTTGCCGTACTTCTGCTCCCATCCCTGTGTCTGTTTGCTTTCCTGCAGGGATCTACGGGTAATCTCTCCGTCGCCATAGCGGTCAAAGATTCTCTGAAGATAAGCCTGATCCTTTTTATCAAGGGTATTGTTCTGCCTTGCCGTTTCGTCGTACTGATACTTCTTCTGATCGGCATCAATATTCTGCTGATACTGAATGGCTCTCTGTCTTGCGTCGTTCTCTTCCTTTGCCTTGGTTGCCTTTGAATTGTCCTTCGGCATCATGACCGGCTGGTCAACGATGCTCTTGGATTCCTTCTTCGGAACATCCTGGGCGAACCGCTCAAACGGATTTTCTGATGTCTGTTTCGGAACGTCAGCTGCAAACTGCTCAAACGGATTCGTGTATCTCGGATCGTTCTGCATCGCATTGACAAGGTTAATCTGCTCCGTCAGTTTGTTTAGGTCTTCGGCAGTCTTCATGTTCTTCTCTGCGCTTTTCATATAGCCGTTTCTAGACATTCCAGACGCAAAGTCGTATAAAGTACCTTGCCCACGTTCAGAAGGCGATTTTGACCGCTTCTGCGTTGTTTTAGGCATACTTGTAGATACCTTGATATGCCCCGTTTTCATTCCCAAAAGAGCAGGAACTAAACTTAACTGATCTTTAGAAGACCTTAAACCGGGATCTCTGCCCGTGAGTTGGTCGTACTGCCCTGCCATGAGAGCCTTCAATGCTTTATCGGAATAACCTAATTTATCAATGCGTGCCATATTATTACCTTCCTAAAAGGTTTTTAAGTGCTGAAATGTACGCTGCTGCTTTGTCGTTCGGAGTAACTCCTGCATATACAGTATCGCCGTCATAGCCATAGTCCAATGTTCCGATAGGCGTGCTTGTCTCGCCATCATAAATGCCACGATACGGATCGCCCATGTTGTCGATACCGATTCCATACCTTGTGCCGTCATTGCTTCGATCTCGTGTTAAAAAGCCAAGTCTGTCTCCGTTTCGTAATGATGCGGTTATTAAATCTTCCTGACGACCTACGCCATTAGCATCCGTATAAATGCTATTGTATTTAGACAGTAAAGGCGCATACGGATTCGCATACGCCTTGTTGTTGTATATTGTCATCAGTTTGTTAATCAGTTCTTCGGATGCCGTAGGCAATGCCTGCGTACTTTCTGCAATAGCGTTCATGTATGCCGGATTTGTAGCGCCCATCGGACTAGGCTGACGTGTAATGCCTTCTTCTCTGTTTCTCATATTATGCCCCCAACTGTGCTAACAACTGGTTAATAGATAAGTTCTTGTTGCCGTTCTGTGCCATGATCGCCTGCAAAGCCTGCAACAGATTAGCAAACGAACGCTGATCCATTGTATTAGCCTGCAAGATTTCCGCAGGAGTGAACGTGTTGTTGACTTCGGTAGGATCAAACGAAAAGTTCTGTCCGTTCTGAATTGCGGCTGCAAATGCTCCGTTCATCTGACCTTCGCTATCCTTAACAAGTGAGTAGTAATCGTCAAGAGCAGCGATCTGGTTGTTTGCCAAAGCGTTCTCCAACTGCATGACTTGTTCTGCCTTCGCCAACTGTGCTTGTGCAACTGCCTGATTATAAGCCTGCAATGCGGATGCAAGGTTGTCATTGAATTCGCCTTCAAGGTCTGACAAATTCCTTGCCTTCGTGCGGTTGATATCGTTCCGGGCATTGCCGTAGTTATTAGCCATAGATGCCCGTGTGGTTTCGGAAGCACCGCCCGTAATACCCTGCGCTGACATCTGCTGATCGAAGTTCTTTTCCTGCAACATCTTATTAACGTATGCCTGCTTTAAGGACTGCAAAGCATCTTCGTTGATGTTCTTTCTTGATCGGTTGTAGGAATCTTCCAACTGACCTCTCGTAGATCCGAAACTGTCTTCAATAGCCTGCATATAAGCGCCGTATGCTGCATCCAAAGCACCCATGCTATTTTCGTAAGCCTGCTTTGCCATAGCGTTACGCTGATTATAGTAGTCGCCATACGGGTTGTAAGCACCGCCATAAGCAGCCAGAAGGGATGCTAATGCTTTGCTATTCCCACCACCACCGCCGTTAGTCGTCGGATTTGTAGTTGTCTGTGGCATGAACCCTTCTGTCGAACTAGGAAACGCCCTGCTCGTAAGGTTGCCACCCGTACTTTGAAGAACCTTGTATGTGGTCGGATTTGTGTTCAATGTGATCGGCTTGCTATTAAATGACTTGTTGAAAGTCTTAGTGTTTCTGTAATTGCTTCTATTCCATCCTTTTGCGCCATCGCCAAATGACATTTTCTATTCCCCCTTTATTTTCCTATTGATGCCCACGTCAACTTCCCGATAATCCCGTCGGGCGTAAGTCCGTGCGCCATCTGCCACTCTTTTACTGCGAGTTCTGTATTTATTCCGAAAATCCCATCTTCAATACCGCAAAAATAGCCGTTGAGATTCAACATGATCTGCCAAGCCAGAACATACTCTCCACGACTACCTTTTTTGAGAACGGGAAGATTTTTCACATTCGCCGCACCGGGCGATTCGCCAAGCACTTCTGCATCCCAGAGATATAACTTGTACTTGTTTATCGTGCTTAACAATGTCTTCTCATAGGAAGGCGAAGTAGCATATCCGTCCTGCGCTACATATTTACAAGCAAGCGTGTAATCTTTCAGGCCGCGCAAGTTCTCATATCGCTTTAAGCGGTTGAACAATGCGGAGTGATCGTTTACGGATTCCTGCCAAGATGGATATGCCCGAAAGTCTGCAAGCACTCTCTGTGGACATCCGTTGTAGTATTCAGTAGTCCACATCTTAACTGACTGCCCGTTGTAAAAACCTTTGATTCCAAAGAGATTCAACGCGGTGGTAGTCAATTTTGAGTTGCCTTTGTTGGATTCAATAAATCCCTGCGCCCCCGTAAGAGACGCAAGGATTCCGCTTGCCTTCATATCGGCTATCGCATAAGGCTTTAATTTCTCTAAAAATTCTTCTGCCGTATATGCCATACTATTTCCCCTTGTTGTAAATCGCTGTGCTTATTCCGAGAAGAACTCCGAGACAAGCATCCACCGCAGCAATAGTACCAACGATTTGTTCCCCATACGGCAAGCCCCATATCTGCGATAATGCAAAGTAAAGAGTTCCGAGTGCCGGAAGCGCGATCTGAGCGATGTACTTTAATACGTCGTAAACTTTGTTACTCATATTTCTCCCCCTTTCTTTAAGTCCTTCATAATCAGGACAAACAATATGGATTCGATAACATAACAGACTCCTAAAAAGATATACATTCCGATCATGCTCACGTCCCTTCTGCGTACCAATACACAGTACCCTTGAAAGTGTTAATTGCGCTTGACGAGTTCTTAATTGTCACAACGCCACTTACTGATATACTCATAATTGAACCGTTATACGCTGTCGGCGCAGTTCCCAATGTTACTCGTGGTCTTTGTGTGGCTGCGCTTGTCTGAATAGAAGCGGTTGAAAATAGTCCACCAAAAAGGTCGTAATCATAAATAACAACGGCGGTATTCTGATTAGATGCTCCACTCACGCCCCACGCCACGAACTTTTTAACGCTTGATAAACCAGTATCACAAGTAAATTCGCTGTTTGCCGTACCGTCACTTGTGGCTGTACCCTTCCTGCCCTGCTTTGTGGCGTAAAAATATCCAGTTGCGGTCGGCTTATAGATGCCGCTTGAAACTAAACTTGTAGGATCTGTGTCCGAAGGCGTTATGGGATTATAACGTGAAATTGCATATCCGTTACCAGTCGCATTGTAGATTTTGTCTTTTTCAATAGTTGCCGGACTGGAATTGCTTGGAGCAATACTTGCAACGCTTTTTACTGCTATACCCGATGCGCTTGCTCGATATATAGCGCCTTCTGTTATTGTTGCAGGAATAGTGTTTGACGGAAATAAAGACGTTGGGTTGCTTGCGATAGCATAGCCTGCGCCACCCATCTTAACGATTTCTCCGCTTGATACAGAAGGTGGGTTAGTGTCATCAGGCGTTTTATTTGACGGCTGACTTTCGATAGCGTAGCCACCGCCACCCATCTTATAGGTTAGACCGCTTGTTAAAGAAACGGGCGAACTGTCGCTAGGTGTTACATCAGAAATAGCGTCCACGATTTTTCCGCTACCGCCTATCTTTACAATGTCGCCACTTGCTACTGATGTTGGCGTTGAAGAAGGCGTTACGGAATCGTAACTCGCAATGGCGTAACCTGAATCTTGCGTTAAATATATTTTGTGGCGATTTAATGATGCCGGGGTAGAATTATTGGGGTATATGTCGTTATAATCTAATACGGCATACCCATCATATACAACTCTATCAATTTCGTCTGCATATATTGGAAAAGGGGCATCGTCACGAGGAATAATATATTTATCTATACTCTCAATAGCATATCCGTTCGCAGTCGGCTTATATCCCGTATTTGCGAGAATTTCCACGGGTTCTGCATTAGACGGTGTAATCGGTGTAGTAGCATCCGCATACCCTGCGTCATACACGTCATCAATAGCGCTAACCATTTCCGTCGGTGTATAGGTATCGCTACCGCCAACCTTCAACCTTATTTTGTTTGCCATGCTTGTAAATAAATCTGTTAATGCTGACATATCTTCTCCTTAATAGGAAGCCGTAAGTGCGCTTGTTATCGCCGTCGATATCTGACTGCTGACATATCTCTTGATACCGCCTGCGTTCCTGACTGCGGAATCGCTATCGTAGTCGGACTTCTTCATATCGCCCGATCCTGCACCACCTTCTGGAACATAAATGTCTGTATCTTCGCCGTCTATCTCAATAACGGCAATTCTTACACCACTTGTCTGTACTTGTGTAACGCTTATTTCGGGAATGTGCGTGTCATCCGGCAATGCGCCTACGTCATCCGCATCAAGCACTACTTCCCCCGTCTGTCCGTTTACAGAAGAAACGCTACCTATTGCACTCCCGTTATACGTCGGAACTCCGCTACTTTCCCCGAACTTATCCAGTACGGACTTGTTATCGTGGCTATGTTTCTTTGTAACCGCATCCGCTAAATCCGTCTCTGTCTGTGTGTAGGTGTCAAGCAGATCCTTGTTTTCGTGCGTGTGCGCTGATTCTTCCAATTCGCCTACTGTTTCTGCAAGGTCTTCTACCGTTCCTTCCATCTCTTCTACGTCTTCTTTAAGTTCCTCTACTGTGGTTATTGCGCCCGTGATAGAAGAAGAAATGTTGTTAAGAATTGTCTGAACAGTATTGCCACGCACTCCACTAGGCGCTACTGCTCCAATGGATGCAGCCGCCGTCGTATCTTCCAACTCGTCAATAAGGCGGTTGTAGGCAGGAAAAAGGACTTCCTTTGCAGGATAGTCCAATTTCGTCTTAATCGCCTGCGGTGGCATTGTCTCCGAAGGTCTGTCCGGGAGACGCAGCGCACCGCCACTATTTATTTCTGACTGCTCGATTTTGGTAAATGCCATATCATTACCCCTTGTAGTTTCCGCTCTCGATGTATTCAAGAGCAACATCGTTAAGACCAAACGGCTCGTTATACTCTCCGTTCTCTAATCTGAACCGCGCCTTGTCCACCTTTTTAACCCTTAACTTCGTATGCACTACTCGTTCGGTTGTGTCAGCGCTGAACGATAACAGATTAAAATCCATATCGTTGAAGTCAAACACAGTTCCTACTGCGCTCTGCTCCTTAATGAACTGCCATGCTTCTTGATCGTTCATTGTCCAGATGCCTAACTTCTTTGAGTAAAGTTTCACGGAAGTCTTAATTGCCTTCATCATTCTGGCTGCAAAGTATCTGAACGTCTTGTTCTTGTAGAACAGTTTGCCGTCAAGATCAGGAGTTTCCCAACAAGCGTAAATCGGTTTGCCGTCATCGTTGTAAGAAGTTATCGCTTCTTCATCTGTGTAGAACCGACATATCTTGCCATCTGCCGTACCAAAGCACAAAGCATCGTCTGTCCACAAAGTAATTGCCGGAATATCCGTACAATAGAATCCTGCGTACTGTCTTGTTGAATACGGCTCGGATTTATCTGTTCTTGTGGCTTGTAGTCCGTCAAGGATATACAACTGCCCGTTCAGCGCTAAAACATACTGATTATCGTAGACAACTGCTAGTGCGCTCGATAGGTTCGGCTCTTTCCTTAACTTTCCGTCAAGGTAGAACGATCTGTTCTGACTGTATTTCTCTCCAGTGATGTCCTGCTCGGTTATTGCGTAGACTCCGACTTTTGTAAGGAATACGGGTTCTGTCTGCAAGTAGCCTACGGAATACGGCGCTATAACGCCTTCGCCCTGCAACGTGTTTATCAGTTTGAAAACTGGTTCGCTTGTGCCTGCTTCTTCATCTTCAAGCATATCGCCTTCACGAACAAAGACAGCCTGCGACGGATCGAAACCATCCTTAAACGCAGCCAAGTAGTTGCTGACAATAGCGTACCCGTTAATTGCTGACTGTTCCGAACCAAGTACGGAATATCCCGTATCGGGGAAGTATGTGGGATTTTTGAACTGTGAATAGAAATCCCAGTTCGGATGTTCTTTATTCCCTGATAAGAAAATTCTGTCTGGCGATCCTGCCACGCCGAACATAACTCCGAAGGAGCATTTCGTTATTCTGTCTCTGTAACCATCGACAGTTCTGTATGCTTGTATCTCTACGTTTGGCTCTCCCTGCAAAGGGGATGCACCCGGCGCGGTATTGAATGTTACTTCTCCCGTTTCCCGATTTACAGTAAAGTCTGTGCCTTCTGTTTTCGGCAAGAAGTTCATATTTGCGTCTGCAACCCATGCTTTTACGGGCGTATCGTCTAAATCCCCGAAGGACATCTGGAATTTTGTTACTCTCGTCGCCCCGTAAAATCTTTCTTTGAATCCCGGTTGTAAACAGTTAAGCGCTTCTTTTGTCTGACCACCGCCACTTGGTTCTCTCGCATCCGTCAAAATCGGAACGTAAGCATAATCGCCTTCGATCTTATGTACGTCTTCTCCATCAGCAATAGTAAACTCATATATCTCTTTTCCGTCGATAATGTAACTATTGCTGTTTATCTGCCACGATCTACTTATATGCTCATTTGCATCAGAATATACTTTCCGAAAATCGGTTTTATCATGCGCTCTCAAATAGAAATCTTTACCGACGTGATACAAGTACCATGCGGAAGATACAGTATAGTCATCCCTGACAGTAAAATTTCTTACCTTTATGTTTGATATTGATATATGCGCTTTTGAACTTGTGCTTCCGCTTTTGAGATATGTTCCAACGACTATCGCTCTTATATACGCCGCGTTTTCTTTATAATAGAACATTTCAAAATGGTACTTCCTATAATCGCCAGTTTTTGGCGTTATTCTCTCAAACGCACTTGTAAAAAAATAAGTATCATTGTGGATATTACTCCCTTCTGAATTAAGGATTCCAAAAAGAGTAGAATCCAGTTGTGCGCCAGAATCAAGTAGTGATGTAGTAATATCAAAAGTTAGGTATTGATAGTCTCCTGCGTGTGAATCATCGGTACAAATCTGCAAAATCTCAACATTGCCACTCCCACCACTAATGCTAGGCGTATCTTTTTCAATGGCAGAAACAGTAGAAAATTCTTCTCCTTGTATGTTATACATATCCTTTAAGTAAAACTTTTCTTTACTGTCTTCGGGAGCAGGCGACCACTTGAAATTCTCGTCTTTTTCATAAACTAACGAAAAATTTTTGATTTTGAAAGAAACCGCGAAAGGTACACCAAAACCATCTTTCATCAGTTCTATGACATCTGAATAGTTTGATTTGAACGTGATTTCTGTGCTTATATGTCTTGGTTCGCCTTGCGTATTTTCCAAATATATCTTTTCCGTTTCAATAGAGCTGCCAAAATTCAAATACATTGCAGGAAATGTTCCTGACGTTAGTTCGGCAGAATAGTCAAAATCAACATATACTGTTTGAGCCATGCACACCGGCTCTGCGATCCTATATAAGTTCGCCATGTCATTGGACGATGAATATTCTAGTTCATCCCATTCATCGCTTGTATTTAATACGCGATTTACGTTGACTACTCTATCCCCATCAAAGCCGTCTGTTCCTTTTTTTAGGAAGTGGCAGCCATAGATAGGATCATTGCTTTCACGCTCCACAAAATACTTCGGTGCAGGCGACCATTCATAGGAAGAATCTTTGTCCTGCATAATGGAAAAGTTTTTGATGTAGATAGCCTGCTCATTAGCGGATTTTACATCAACTTCCGTAAATTCGTCGGTGCTTTCACAAGAGATCGTTCCGCTAAAATGCGGATAGTTTCCTTCTTCATCCGGCTGCGCTGCTTCGACAACAGTAGACTCGTTGATGATATAGAAGTCTTCTTCCGATGCGTAATCAAACTCTACATAAAGAGTATAGGAACTCTCGAAACTGATCTTTTGGATAAGGTCATACAGTTTCGTCCATTCATCTGCTTCAAGAAGAAACTGCTTTGACTGTGCAGAAGTATCGGATGCAAAGTTCACGTTCGTCTTCGTGCCGAACAGAATTTCCTTATAGTACCCCATGCGTTTGCGGATTTTGCCCGGTACGTTACGAACCATGTTCGGTGCGTTAGGACTTCTGTATGAATCTATGGAAACGCCAGTATTCGTCAGGTCAACGCCCAAGAAAGCGTCGGTCGCTGCAATATCACGTTTTGGCGATTTAGGAACTTTGAAAGAAACTGCCATTATACCCACCCACTTTCGCTAGTGAAATACTCATTAGCGGATAAGTTTGCTGAATTAACGAGACGTTCAAAACCTACTTCAAATTCGTTTCTATAAGACGTGGCAATACCATTGTCATCATCTTTATACAACTGTGATGCCATATACAACGGCAATAAAGCATACACTTCTGGATCAATGGGAAGTTCGTACTCGTCTTCCGTTTCCGATGTGATCTGTTCAGGATATGCCCGATAATAGACTGTGAAGTTCCCGTACTTGTTTCTATCAAGTACAAGGTTCTTCGTGCCTTCTTGGAAGAACTCCGAAGTCTGCAAGTATTCCTTGTGCGTTCCTTCGTAGTAAATACCCTGCGGATCTATCATGTAGAAGTCCGGCGCAAGAACTGTCATATCGTACCTGATCTTTTCCGTAAAAGGTACAACATCCGTGTCTTCCGGGAATGTTTCTTTGTAGACCGCAAAGTTCTTTACGCCCATAGGGTACAAGGTCGTAAATACCAACTTGATCGGCTTCTTATCCGTATTCTCGATTAAACCTTTGAAAACTTCGTATGAATTGAGATTATCTATCTCGATCTCGTCAACCTTCGTATCATCGACATAGATTTCACACGTTCCGACACCGCAGCACTCAAAGTAATAGGACTGCCCTTCATCTGTGCTATACGTCTTGGTATCGGTAAATTCTGATATGCTATCGTACACGGACTCTGCAACTATGTTCTCAATGTTTCTCTGCGCGATCTTAACGCACTTTGTGACGAACTTTCCTGCCGTCGCAAGTAAAGCCAACCCTTCATTCGCGCAATGTGGCATGGCAGCGATATAGCCTAACGTGCTTTCATCTTCGACAATTTCATCGTCTGCCGCAAACATCTTCTGTAAAACTGCTAGTTTCAGATCATACCATGTACTCATTTCAACCACCTAATCTGGCTATTAAATCTGCCTTTGTTCCCTTTGCATCAAGTCCACGCTCCGCGCAAAGTTTCTTTAACTGTGCGTACTGCATGGATTCATAGTCAGGCTTTTCAACCTTCTGCTCTGACTTCTTCGGTGTTTCCACCTTTTCGGGTTTCGGCTCTACAAGAGTTAAGGGTGGAGTAACCCCCACCCTTTCACTCTCGTAATTCTCTCCGACAACCCTTGTAACTCTGTAAGTTAGTCCGTAGTATTCATACGTCTGCCCTACTTTAAGTCCACTAGGTATCATTGAGAAATCCCCCTTCTATTACGTTAAGGTCGTTCCTGCGGAAGCGCCGCCAAGAATGTACGGCTGCCAAGCATAGAAGCCTGCGCTGAATCTTGTGTAACCAGACCATTTCAGGTTGCGGCTCTCAAGTTCAACTTCATTAGCAATGTCAAGCGGTACACGATCATAGAACACGCCGCCGTTAAGTTCTCTCTGTGCTTCGGAACTGATAAGAATGAACGGCTCCTGACCAGCTTTTGCGTTTGCTGCCCATCTGTGATCTACAACAAGTTTCCAGTTCCCTTCCTGCGTATTCACATCGTTGTTGTTCGTGCCAGGACGCAGACGGGAATGGATGATCGTCTGAATGAGATCTTCAAGTCTCCAAGCATCGCCCGGAATAACGATGGTATCAAAGGTGTAACCCATGATGTTGCCGGACTGGTTCTTGAAGTTGCGACCAATGTTAGCCAGTCTGTAAAGCATTGTTGCGTCATTTCCGAAGTAGTTTGTGAATACATTAGACTGCGTAGCCACGCCAGTCTTTTTGCCCGGATGTGCTGCGGAGAACAGACCAACGCCGTCGCCGGTTGTCTTGTCGTATGTCTTGCCTTCATAAGTGAAGGTTGTGCCTTCTGATGTCAGACAGTCAGAAGCAAACTGTGATCTCGATCTCTTGTAAGACCGAACGAAGTTTGCAGCTGCAGTTTTCATTACGTCGATATCGCCGTCGTCCTTCATCTGCCTTGTGCAAACGAAGCCTTTGATAAACTGCGTATGCTCGATAAGTTTGCTGAAACCCATCTGAATATCATCCTGAATAGCGTTATCGCCTTCGGAAACTTCCTGAAAGTTACCGAACTCGGTCATGCTACCCTGCTTCTCTCCGAACTTCTTGGATGTCTTTACGTTGTAAAGAGCCTTTACAAGTTCGTCATCCTTATTCTTTTCTGTATCTGTGTCCTGAATCACCATCGACAACTCGGTGTCGATAACCTTCCACGCTTCGTCGTTAAGACCGCCGTGTTTACTAAAGATAACTGCCATTTCTATTTCCCCCCTTCTTATACAAATCTTCCACGCACATACGCGCCGGATGCTTTTCCGTTTTCAAGTAACTGGAACTTGCCGTTTGTGGTTGTAGCCGTAACAGCAGCGCCGTCACTTGCGATCTGTACCTTATCGCCCGTAACACGCGCAGAACCATCAACACTAAACGGTGCTGCAAACTCGTATTCGGGAAGTACGGGAACTACGTTAATGATCTGCCCGGTAACCGCAGACGCAATGTCTTTACCAACATAGATAAACTCCGGCGCATCTGTTCCAGAAGCCTTTACGATGTCGCCACTAGAGAATTTAACCGCCATGCCATGTGCGTAAGCATCGCCAGCCTTAGCGGCAAATTCTTTTTCGATCGGAGAAGCATTATTCTCTGCTCTCAAAAATTCAAATGCCATTCTTTTTTCCCCCTTCTAGGATAAATTAAGTTTCTTGGCTACTGTCTTATACAGCGCCCTGATCTGTTTCTCTGTTTTTCCGTCTGCCTTCATGGATGCCATGATCTCGGCAGGAACTTCAACATCGTCGTTATCTGTGGCTACACCGCTTGAAGCACCCGGCAAATGAGATTTACCGCGCATTTCATTGATAGCCTGCTGACGTGCTGATTTCCCCGGTTGCCATACAAGCACCTTGAAAGCATCTGCAAGAGTAGTGTTATGTGCTTGGCAATAACTCACTAACTCCTGACTGTAAGGCTGCAAGTCTTCCGCACCTTTGATAGAAGGATCAAGTTTCTTGATTTCTTCGATATCTTTCTGCACCTGAATTGTGGCTTGTGCGTTCTGCATCTGCTGCATGACTTGCTGTGCCTGCAAAACTGTGGGATCGCTTGCGACCATTCGTTTAATCAGGGCAGGATCTACGCCCTTGTCCTGCAACTCCTGCTCACTCGATCTCTGCTGTTGCGCCCGTAAAGCATCCCAATACTCAAACACGTTGGTAATAGGCTGCCCCGTAACCGGGTGCGTAACACCTTCGCACATTGCCGCCGCCTGCTGATTCATCTGCGATAACTGGTTGATGATCGGATCATACTTCCGTCTCGCTTCTTCTTCTGCCCTGCGTCTTATTGCAGCATAACGTGCGTTTTCTTCATCTGACTGTGGAGTAGGCTCGGCGCTCCCTTCTTCGTTTTCGCTTGTTTCTTCACTTTCAGATTCGGAAGTTTCTTCTTCCTGCGGTTCGGCGGTTTCCGCTACTTCGTTTTCGCCTGCGTCTTCGACTTCATCAGCAAATAACTGTAAGTCGATTTCGAGAAGATTCTTTTTCATATTCAATTTTCCTTTCTTCGGATGTTTGCGCTATCCCTGCGTGATATACTAAAAAAGAACCCGAAGGTTCTTATTAGCCAATAGGTTGTTCAAGTTTTACTGTCTCCACGATCTTGTCAAAGTTTCGACAGTTCTTATTCAGACACCGCATTTCCTGCTCTACATACAGTTTTGTCGGTGCATCAGGTCTGTCATCGTTCTCTATGACGTTACGCGACCGGGTTATTCTCAATTCCAGTTGGCATACCGGGCATTTCATTCATCATTCCCCCTTGCTGTTGCATCTGTTCCTGCATTGCCTGCTGTTCCTGCATCATCTGCTCTATTTGTCCTAAAACATCGCCTGCATTAGGATAATGGTTCTTCTCCATAAGCGACCAGTAAAGTCTCATGGTTTCAAGAGATCCTAACTGACCGAAGGCGCCGGACTGCAGCTTCATATCTATCTGCTGCCACATTGCTTCTCTGTTCGCCATCATGGTTGACGTAGGATCGGTTTCAAACATGAACTCGTCATTCCAGTAATACTGTCCTGCGTCGTCCTGCCTGATGAAGTCCTGCTTGTCAATGACATCAAATACTTGCTCACCGTTTAAGCCGTTACCAGTAATCGGGAGCGGATCATCAGAATATGCTAACCAGAACTTGAACATCAACTCGTAAAGTTTCGCAAACGCATCATTCTTCATAACACGCTTGGACTCCAAACGTCCTGCCGCCTGGTTGATGGAATACTGTTTAGCAGTACCAGATACCGCAGACGGATCATATTTACCCTGAAATGCGTCCGTAATACCCAAAGTAGAACGTGCATCTTCATAGGCTTTGTTAATCATCGTAAGATCCTGCTGAATGTTTACTTGCATATTCAGCACGTCGATCATGGCTTTCTGCTGCGGATCGTCAAGACGGATGATCTTTAATTCTCTGTCCGTAGTTTCTGTCTTAACGCCACGCGGTAATGTTACCCACGAACCGCCTTTTAAGGTCTTCTCTGTTGCTCTTGAACCGACCTTCTTGATTAGATCCTGCTGATCTTCGATGATCTTTGCATCCGAGTAGCCAAGTAAAGAGTTTGCCTTTGATACGTTTTTCCGAACGATTAAAGGGAAACAATTTGGCTTATAATACTCTATCTCAATGACTTCTTCCGCAGCCATCTGGATAGGCGTACCCGTCATGGGATCAATTCCCTGCTCCTGCATGATCGGGATATGGATCTCCTGATACTCGTCTACGGATTCTTCAAACTTTTTAGAACCGCAGATAGGACATTCTTTTTCTTCTGTGACATAACCGCACTCTTTACACTTCCTTGTGATACGCGCCTGATAGTCTTCAAGGTCTTCTAACGTATAGTCATCTACCCACACAAATCGCCCGATTTTGCCGTCGTTTTTGTAGTAGACAGTATTTACTGTGACTACATCGTTATCAATGGGTGTTTCGCCTTCTGCGCCCCTTATCTGCTTATATTCTTCGCTTGCATCCGAGACATCCACGCCGTATTTCTTTTTTACTGCGTCTTTTGTCATGGAAACCTGAACGAAGATATAGTCCATATCTTCTATCTTGGAAACTCCCGGCTGCGGAATAACCTGACGCGGTAGCATTTCCTTGACATCCACATCGCCGTAGTTGGAGTGCAGTCCTTTTGTGTTATCCCATTCAACCAAGAAGAAGTCGCCACCCTGCACGGGAACGATCCTTTCCATCTGGTCGTTAAGGATGGACAGCCGGAGCATCTTCATTTTATTGACAAGCGCCTTCTCAATAGACCTTGCCAAATCTTCATCGCCTTCATGGAGAGCCGTTACCTTCGGCATCGGGATCGAAGAATCCACTTCGGACTCTATCAGTTCATAGATGATGTTCCTGACAGTAATCGCTACATCCTTCGCACCGATATTCGTATTAGGATTTCCGTTTACTTCCCTTGTGCCGTCATACAACGCCTGATACTTTGAAATGCTATCAAGGACACCCTGATAGGAATTTCTTGCGTTTTCGAGTTTTCCGCTCCATTTAGAACGCTTTTTGTCTTCCGGCGTAGGCGCTATCGTCTTTTTCGCTTTGTCCATGAGTTTTTTTAACCCCATACTGGTTCTCCGTACTTCTTCAATAGGTACTCTCTATCTTCATCACTTGCGTTTTCAATGTCTTCCATGATGGAATTGTGATAACGTGTCTCTATTTTTTCGTAGTCTACTTCGGGAGAACGCACCCACCAAACGCAAAAAGAACGCAATGAGTCAACATCATGTGTCAAATCATGCGGATCTTTCGCATAAATGTTAGGTCGTTTCTTATCTTTCTGGATTTTTTGCAGACATCGGTACAAATTCGGGGCGCATCCGTCCAAAATTGTCAGCCTTGCCCGATCTGCGACGGGTTTTAGCCATTCTTTCATGGATGCACACCCTGCAACGAAGTCTCGGCTCGTTTTTGTCAGGTTAATTCCGTTTTCAGAGAACAAAATCGCCCTTGATTTACCCGTTTCCTGCGATCTCGACCACAAATCGGAAGGTGCAAGCCAGTATTCTATGTGTTCTCCGTCGCTTAGTGACAGTAAAATGTCACAAGCTGCGCCTATTGTCTTGTCCGGCGCATCGTATTCCCGATAAACTTGCGCGTTTCCGTGGCAGTCAACCTGAATCCAATGGGCAGACAGCATATCCAAGCCGTAGTCAAGACACACATATCTACGCAATTTCCCTTCTAATTCGTTTTCTACGATGTGAGTTTCCCTTTTGACTTCCGGGAAGAATGCTCCACCCGGTACTGTTAAGGCTTCTTCTACTGTTGCAGGGTACTCTTGCGTAATCATATCGCCCATTGTACGTTTTGTTTGGGCGTACCATGCGTCATCCCGTCTCGGATCTGCATACCACGGGATAAATATCTTGTTGAACCCGTTATCGGGATCAGTAAATACTTTTTCAAAGAACGATCCGCGCTCTATGGTCGATAATCCGACTACCTGACCGCCCGTAGGTCTGTTGATGGTCGGATAGCCTGCTTTCCAAATATCTTCCGCGAACTGCTGAAACGCCCATTCGTCAAACACAATAAGATCAGCCGTGAACGAACGCGCCGCGTTAGGCGAACTAGGAAAGCACTTAAAAACGGAGTCTGGTAGGTTGGGGAAATGAATTGTCAGTATTAAAGACGTGTTCTCCCAATAAGCGTTCGTCCAGTTGATCGGCTGATCGTTTTTCGGTGCAAACAAAGAGCGCATATTGTCAAGAATGACACTCATGCGCCTTACAAGTTCTTGTGCTTCGTCTTCTGTTCTGGAAAGACCAATTACAGTTCTTCCCGGATTTATGAGTTTCCATAGTGCATAGTGCAGAACCAACCAAGTGATTCCTAACTGACGAGCCTTTAAGACTACGTTCAGTTTGTTATCCCGTATAGACCTTAACGCACTTCGCTGCTCATCCCACAGGTTAAACGGCTGAATCAACTCGTCTGCGTCTTTGTCTTCAATATGCCCGTACTTCTCTACAAAGTATTCCAGATGACTGCGGCAATAATCATATTCAATTTCCCTTAATTCACTCGGTTTGTAACTTGCTAAGTCCATACAATGAAAACGGAGCGGAAGCCCTTTCAACGTCAACCGCTCCATTCCTTAAGGAGATCCACACCATGAAACAGAATAACTTGTATTCCTATCGCTACTATCAAACTAGCACAAACTTTTATCAATAAGTATCATGTAGACGAAATTTCTGCGTATTTTTCTAACGCTGTCTTGTAGAGTTCATAAGTCCATTGATACGACTTGCCTAAAAGTTCCGCAGTCTGCTCTAATGTCTTGTCTTGGAAGAAGTAGTAATTGATGATCGTCCGCAGCGTCCTCGTTTCTATTTTGTCTACTTTGTCCTGACACATCATGCAGTAATCGACTTCCTCGATCATTTTCCTGCTCAGCCGGCTCTTGTATTCATCGACCTTAACTAAGGCTTCCTCGATCTTGTTCTTCGGCGTGCCTGATACTGGCGTGATGTCATATCCCGGCGTCATTTTTGTAGCGACCGTCATGATCCGCTCGATCTCGTCTCTGATACATTTCAGATCTCTCTCCATATCTTTTAGCCGCCACAGTTCTTTTTTTGCTTCCTTCGGTGTCACTAAATGCCCCCTTATCAATGAAAAATGTGATTCCGCTATTCATCTCGCGGATCTCATAGATACACTCCCTTGATATTACGTCAAATACCGCACTCTCCCATGTGGCGTTGTAATCATTCGCCTTGACTCCTTCTACCATAGGCTATTTGGCATCGACGCTTGCCTTGATCGCTTCGTACTCTTTCTCGTCCATGTGATCTATCATGGATGTGATAAGCATATCCCTTTCGCCTTCAAGCCAGTCAGCCAATGCGCTCCTGACGATATCTTCTTTGTCCAGGTTCACGATTGCCTTATTCGGGTCAAGCAGCTGCTCCAACTCTTCATAGGCGCTCGTGTTGTTCAGAAGATTTAGCGCATTCTCCACCGCCCAGTCATATCCCTTGAGGAACCGGGCATCTTCTGCGTTCAGGTACTTCTCGTTGTAACTTTCATCTGTTCTGCAATTCGGTACTAACATTTTCCTTCTCCTTCCTTCGCGTAAGCGAAAAACGATTTTTGATTTCTGCGATTTTCGTGAAAAGTTTACATTTTTTGTCTCAAACCCCGTGTTTTTATGAATGAAATGTCAATTTTTTGCGTTTTACTTTAGTTCGCTAAAGCGACTTATTTTTTGTGTAAAATTTTCTAGCGGGACGGGGGATTCCCTACGGAGCTGCCGGTCGCCCCACGGGGTGGGGGTGGCTTTCTGGATCGGATCGGCTACCATAGAAATATTTATCAATTCAAAAAAATAATGAATAATCATCGTATAATCATTGTATAAATCTTTTATATGGTAGAAAGCCGGTCGCCGAAAGTCCAAGAAACGTGTCAACCATGCGGATTCCTGGGTTTTTCGATCTGTTCGGGAAAGGAATCTTTTGCGAATAGTTTCTTCTATATAATGGAATCAAAAAGCCTTTTCAGCTGCCGTCCGTTCCTTCTATGATGTGTACGCTTTCAGCATGGTTCAATCGGTCGGCTATGCTTTTCAGTAGTTCTCTATCGGTATCCGTCATGACGTCCGTCGTCATCTCTACTTTATCCGTGGGTTTATCGCCGTATGTATCCCTAACATAGGTCATAGCATTAACGCTACCATCTATTGCCCTACCAATTGCCACCATATGTAGTAAATCATAGAATGTTAGGTCTTGACCGCTACGCTTTACCCTATCAATTATAGTTTGGTCAAGGTCGGCTTTCTCCATAATGTCATCTGTCACTTTTATTGATAGGATATTTTCCAATGATTCTTTTGCACTTTTCTTTTTTCCGTATATCTCACGTTGTGCCTTTTGCCCCTTGCGTCGGATCTCCAATTGCTCTTCGGGCGGTCTTTCGTTTATGGGAGTTCTTTTCCGTAAATTGAGCCAAGCCTTTTCTCTCCCATTTGTCGGTTTTATATCCCCGTCAATTATCATTGACGCTCTACTTTTTTCTTTTGGTTTGTTTTCCATACTTGCCCCCGTCGGATCGAACCACGAAACCTGGTCTACGCATTTTGCCTTTGGTTATATGGAAATGATACCGCCCGAAGTATACAAAGGCAAGCCGGAAACCCCGATAAAATCAACATTTGTATATCTTTTTAAACTTTTGTAAAAAAAATGTTTAAAAAGTTGTTGACACGGTTAACAACTAGTGGTAGTATGTTATCAGAAGTTAACAACTTCACCCCTTCGGGATTGCCCCTTCGGGCGTTCCACTACATCAAATAGAAACATAATAGCACATCTCAATAGAATATCGGTTTCAAGTGGAAATAGCCGTCAACCACTATAAAAAAATGATAGGGTAAGTCACCGCCCGACGCTAATACAAGGAGACACCGCCTAGCACGCCGAATTAATCTAGCCACATTGAATTGTGAGTGTCGCAAGCCACTAGAAATAGAGAGCGATTCGATCCGCACCAAATAACCACCTACCATAGGAAGGAGACCAAACACCATGGCAAAACAAGTATCAATCAGTAAAGGAAATTCTAAGATGGGTAACATCCCGTCGGTATCGTTAACACCCGTTGTCACTTGCACTAACTGTGAATCATGCAAAAAGGACTGCTACGCTAAGAAAATGTGTCGCATTTATCCTACCGTTGCGAAGTCCTACAACAACAACTTGGAGATCCTGAGAACCGACCGAAACGCCTACTTCGCACAAGTTACCGCCTATGCGATGACATCCGCTTACTTTAGATGGCACGTTGCGGGCGATATCGTTGACACCGATTACCTTGACAGAATGTGCAAAACGGCACGGATCGCAAAAAACTGTAGATTTCTGGCATTCACGAAGAATTGGGACGTAGTCAACGATTACTTTGACACCCACAAAAAACCCCGAAACCTTCAGATAGTTTTTAGTCTCCCTTTTGACGGGCAAAAGGTTAACAATTATCACAACTTTCCGACCGCTGAAGTCATCAAAAAAGGCGATGAACCGAAACCACATCACAAGGTTTGCGGTGGAAATTGTACGGAATGTTGTTGTAAGGGTATCGGATGTTGGGAACTCAAAAAAGGCGAAACAATCGCATTCTATCAGCACTAATCAATCAAGGGGTTCCGGTCGTCGGGATCGAAACCCCTACCACTTAAGGAAGGAGACCAGAATCATGACAAACAAGGTGGTTAAAATTATCTATGACAAATGCCAAATCACAGAAGACTACGCACCGATGACAGTAAACATCGTATGCCATACCGACGGAGAACCCGACGACCTTTATTGGGTGTGGGAAGTAGACGCACGGGAATTGAAAGACTATTTCAGAGATGAACCCGAAGTGATCCGCAACATTGACAACGAAGAATTATTGATAGGAGATGCGGAACGATTCGCAAATGACGAAGACCTTTTGGAAGATTCCGACTACTACGAATGCGGAAAAGAACCCATCTACGGATGTTGGTATGCACCACTTACGATGGAGCAAATTGATCAGATTTACGGATTATAGGAAGGAGACCGAATATGTGTGAAATAGTTGATAGACTGTTAGATTTACTTGACCCATGGGAGCGCCCGTTTGATACGGATGAAGAGAACAAGGCTTGCATAAAAGATACATTGGAACACGATCCGAAAGCCATCATTGAAGACCTTTTAGACAGATTAGAAGACATGATATAGGAAGGAGACCCAATGAGATACAGATACGGACAAAACCCGTTCAAAGTCCATAGCAACACGCTATGGCACGGAAGACCGAACGTCTACAAGGTCACGCACCAGGACGGGGAGTTTTTCCTTACATCGGACGACCGGCTGAACTACAAGGAGACCATCGCTCTACTGAAGGAGCAGGGATACAAAAACCCATATATCACATACATCGGTAGAGATGTAGCAATGTAAGGAAGGAGACGAACTATGGCATACAAAGTAATCATTCACAAGACGGATGGAACTGACGAACTCTTCGGGGAATTCGTCAACGAATATTGGGCAAAGCATCACTCCGCAATCGCTCAAATGGTTTACGAAGGAAACCGCTACAACAGATCCGAATACGATGGCGCAACATGGGAAATCGTCAACACGGACGAAATCAAGCACCTTAAAACGGACAAGGAAGGAGACCTGGTCTTCATAAGCAACTCTGGCATTGAATACACCATGTATGAAGGGATCGCCATAGGAGACCAAAAGAGAACATCCGACATCGTATACTTCATGCTTGACGGCTACGATTGCCCTACGGAGTTGGTCTATTGGTCATATGGTGCTGATTCCCTTGACGGCGACGACATTGAGCGGATATCTAACATCATCGACAAATGGGAAGAGAATAACAGAGAAATCATCGACGGCATTTTAGACGGATCGATAGCACATTACTAGGAAGGAGAACAGATATGATTACAAAAGCAAAGGCAGTATACACGGGTGGCAACATTTGGCTGTTCTACGGATCGATAGACGACGGCACATACTTTTTGGTAGACGACGACGGAGCAGTCCGAATTTGTAATGCCGATTTTGACGACATGGACGAAACCCTTATGCCGGAATGGCAAGAAGAACACCTGGTTCGGGATATCGAAGACGAAGAAGAGCGGATGGCGTTCTGTAATGAGATGCTAGACCAGCTTTGGATCGAATCTGCCGACAACCAAGGCGGTTTCTGCGAATTCGACGCATACAAAAAGTGGTTTGAGATCCCGTTGTCTGGAGAGACCGCGACAACCACACCTTGCGAAGACGACAAGGCAAACGAGTTGTACGACCTTGCGGAGCAGATTTGGACTTATGCAGATCCGTGGGAAAGATGCGACTACACAGTAGAAGACATCGTAGAGCAGATCAAAGAAGACCCAATGTCGGTACTTAAAGAAGTTGTAAGTTGGATAGCAAACAATTAGGAAGGAGAAAGATTATGAGAAGACACACAGTTATCAGCACGAATTTTGGAAATATGCCCCTTGCAGGCTACATCACGGAAATCATGAGAGTTGTTACGAACTTTGACGGATGGTACGCTTTGGAGTTCGCCAAGGATTTCACGCCCTATGCGGAAGAACTTGACGACGCAGGATGTGGAGAATTATTCATCATCCTTTGTAGCGAGACCATAAACGATATGTACGGGGATCTGGAGTACAAGTTCATTACGAGCGAATGCGGATTGAACGTCGTCATCGACGAAATGGGTACAGAGTTATTCAAACCGGGCGTATGCCGTATCTTCAGACTCTTCGGTCACGACGAAGAATTCGGTCTTGAAGAACTTCAGATACTGTTTTAAGGAAGGAGAGCTGCTATGAAGAACGTAAAGAGATTGTCAGAACTGACACAGAAAATCAACTGCAGGGATCGGTCGACCTGGGTTACGCTTTACTACTCGGTCGCGAAGGACGCAGTCTACTCGGAACCGGGGGAAGGTCGCTTTAAGATGTGCGACCTTATCAACCCGAATTCGGAGAAGGACATCATCGAATCAGTACACTATTTTTTGAATATGTGAATAGGAAGGAGAGAACATCATGACAGTAAGAGAACTCACTTTCAGAATGTGGTACGGGCAGGAAATCATCATCTGCCCGAGAAGCCACTTCAACGAGATATTGTTTGAAGGAACGAACCAGGCTTTAAGGTCGGATCTCTACGAAGGTCTGAAGAGCATGGAAGTATCAAGTTTCGGAACTGATGAAGACAAAATCATCATCGAAGTAGTCAAGTAGGAAGGAGAATGAATATGTATAACACGGATCGAAATTCAACATTACAACAGTACCACTATCAGACCGGCAAGGATTGGGACGCAGCTCGTGATGACAGTTTTAAGTCCCGAATCATCGAAACCACAATGGATCAGATCCTGGAGTCCTACAACGAATTTGTATCGGATCTGCTTTGTGAGCAGATGGAAGCATACTAAAAAGGAGATTAGACATGGAAGAATACAAAGGATACATCTTGAGAAACAGAAACGGGATGCTCTACACGAGCAAGCCTAGACCCTATGACGATGCGGATTACTTTTGGGCAAGGAGCGAAGACGAACGTCATTGGAAGGTCATCCGCAAAGGCAGAGTGATCAGGAACTTCGTTGGATGCTTTGAAATGGTAGTTGACTACCTTGAATATAATAACAAATCAATCAAGCCGATAATGGTTCACTACTAGGAAGGAGATCAGATATGAAAGAGATTAACAATTACGTCTCATGTATGGGACAGTATTCCGCAGGAGATGGTTTCATGGTTGAAGTCATCAAGAACAACACCGAGGACACATACGAGTCCTGGATCTACCACCACAAGTACGGGGTAAAGATGCTGATGTTCGGAATGCCGGTCGCACAACAGAGATACAGAGAGTTCTTGGACATCGTTGAAGGAAACTTGGAAGAATACAAACGAGTCTACTCGGATTTATACATCTACGAAGACTAGGAAGGAGAAGGAGATCATCATGAGAGAATACATCGAACGGTTAATGACAGAAAAGGACTCATTGATTGACGAAATGGAGTCCATAGAAAAGCAACTCACAGACGCAGGACTTTCAATGGATAAGGTATGCAGAATTCATCGAGAAGAAAGAATCGGAGAAATCGAGAGCAGGATAAAAGAAATTGACGCATACTTGCAAACAGAACTGTTTTAGAAAGGAGATTAGACTAGGAAGAGTAAAACACCCGGCATTGCGCCGGGTGCTTTTTTATTTCAGATACTTGTCTATTGCGATCTCGATTATCTTATCCGCGAACTTTCCATATGCGATCCCGAACAGATCCTTGCTATCATACACTTCTGCGAGTTCCTTTATCTCGGATTTCACATCCATTAAAATTCCTTCCAGAGCTGCCTGCATCATATCAAAGGTTTCTTTCATAGGCGTGTCCCCCTTTCGTGATTTAATTGTACCAAGCAACACCTATGAAACGGAAGTTCTACACATGGAACATCGGTTTCAGTTATAGAACAGAAAACGCTTCGGATGGTCTGTTTCCTTCATCTTAAAACCGATTTTTGACAGATCAATTTTGCGTTTTTCCGCTATTTCACGCAGTTTTTTGGTTGTTTCGTCGTATCGAACACATAGTTCTCTTGTATAATCGTGTCTATCTGCCATCTTTGCTCCTTTCTTCCCGGATCAGTCTGTTCCCGTACTCATAGCCTAGACTGTCCAGAACGTCCATCATCAGTTTTTTAAGACTGTTCTCCTGCTCTGCCTGCGGTACGTTTTCAAAAATCTCCTGCACCGCTTCTTCATAGTGTCTCGGTGTTATCATCCTTTTCTCCCTTCTCGCACCATTTCGGGCAATGTCTGACGGAATACTGTATCATTCTCCACGATTTAGTACACAGTCTGTCATTGCCAACGTTATACGCTCCCTTGATGTTCTTGACGTGCTTGCAATACTCACACTTATCGCACACGTTTCGCTTGTCGATGCCCCTTTTCCATGCGCCTTCACGGATCTTGTTTACCCGGATGTAGTTGTATAGGCTTTTCCAAGCGTAGCCTTCCGGCAGACGTGAGTGCATTTCCATAATGGTCAGTCCTTCGTCACACCATTTTTCGATGTCGGATCTGAACTCGTTGAACATTGAATCCCCTTTTCGCATATATCTACCCTTTCTATTTGCCTTTCTATTCTTTTTGTTATGGACGGAAGTGCGCTATCAGTCCGATTTACGCTCACTTCGTACATTCTTCCATCCATTGTCCTGAATCTGTAACGTATCATATCGTATCGGGCAATTCTCCTTTATTGTCATTCCTGATGAATCGTACTCTATCGGCTCGTGCAGCAAATAGCACTCGTCGCCTGCGTACATACAGAACTCGCACGTTTTCATATAAATCTCCCTTCTCGGTCTATCCAAAACCAACGAAAATGCCATATTAAGAAGTGAAAACATAATGCAAAGTTCGGACAGCCATATTCTGGCGCGTCGCGCCGTATCTCAATACTCGGTAATACATAAATCCAGTCTTTCGCCTTATAATATGAGTATTTTTCATACTTCAACTTGTCTCGTCTCACTTTCGCCACCTTCTTTCCATGCGGTAGACGATCTCTCCTGCTATCAGGATCGCAGCCAGAACGCCTACCGCCTTTGCTATCAATATCAATTCAGTTATCATCGTTGATCTTCCTGCACTCGTCGTATTCAGAACAGCCTACGCAATAATCTTCCCGAAACTCCCCGTCGCACTCTGGAATATCGGGAGAAGGAACATCTCCAAATACTGCCGGAACCACTATGAAAGCCTTTGGCATTCTTCGGCTTATGCTTTCGCCGCGATATTCGTATTCAAGATCACGTTTCCATTCTGCGTATTCTTCATCCGTTCCGTCTTGTCTACTGTCTGCGTGTATGCTCATTCCTTATCCTCACTTTCTGCCACTAATTCATAAGTCTTTTCAAAAATATCAGGCTTACAAGGGTACTGTTCGCCATTAACGCCTGTGATAATATAATCACCTACGCTTGCTTTCATATCTCCTTCAAGTGTGTGAATTATAATTTCTTTATCTGTTTGATATGCTTCAACTATTACAGGTTTCTTTCTGTATTTCATTTCTTATCCTCACTTTCCTGTGGCTCAAACATCCATGCACCGCATTGCGGACAATAATTTGTTTTGTGTTCCCATGCTCGCGAACCGCATTCCGAACATTCATAATCCGGAATCCACCCATCACGCTCTCCATTTTTGTTTACCCATGACCAAAAACCATGTTCGTGCTTTATCCAATGTCCTGTCTGCTCTTGCGGTCTGACGAACGGTAGCTTATCAATGTATTCCATAATCATTCTCAATATTCTGTTTGTATGTTCATTAAGGTCACCATATCCTGTATTGATTTCTTGGACATGGCTTTCAACATAATCAGATATTATCTGTCTGCTCACAACATCATCACACGGCTTTAATGGTGGTATCGTTTCTGATATATCGTCATACTGACAGTAACCGTCTTTGGTTGAATATACGCATTTATCACACGGTTCTTTCTCATAAAACACCTCTGCTTCTTCCCAAGCCATGTCATATCCGTTCTGCCATTCGTCTGTCGGCTCTTGCTCTGCAAAATAATGCGGTTTAGCGGTTAAGATATTAGAAATCATCTTGCACTTTGTTTCTGCATCTGCATCACTTTTCATTATTTCCGCTATCTCTTCCATATCTCTGTTTGGCTCTTGCTCTAGTGCTTTGATAGCCAACTCATAGGCTTCTTCATTTTCATCCACATATCCTTGTCCTTTGATTTCTGAATATACTTTCAAAAACCATTGTCTTGCTTCTTCATTGGTCATTTACTCACCACCTTTCTCCAACCATTCATTGAAATCTTTTCTGTCAATGAGATATGCGTCACGCTCATTGTCGAAAGTGTAGGCTTGTACTTCTTTCCCATGATGAAATACATCAAGTACATAATCCATGTTTACCCAACATTCTTCTTTTGTCGGCTCGTATTTTGCTTTCAGAAAATTCGCCATTTGCTCACCGCCTTTCATTTCCAACACCGCTTCTATTGCTTCGTGATAGTCTGGAAAATCGTCAACATTTGCTTTCAGATATTCAAGCACTTTGTCATAAGCATCTTTCTCTTGCTCTGCGTATTTGTCGATTAACTCAAGAACCCAAAACAACGCTAACGCTTGTGCCTTTGCACTTTCTGTTGTAAAATTTCGCTCTGCGTCTAGGACTTTCCGTATCTCTGCCTTAATCTTGTCTAGTGTTGTCATTCGGCTCTCCCTTCGTGTATTTGTCCATGATTTCTCCGGCATAGTACAGACCTTTGGCAATATCAGCGTTAATATATGCGTCATAGTGATCTGCTTCTCGCTCTATTTCTTCCCTTATCTGCTCTATGTCGCATACTGTCGGCTCTTTCGGTCTGACGGACGGTGCTTTATAAACCCACTCCATAACCAAATTAGCACCCTCTAATTCTTCATCACTTAACATATCTGCACACGATTTATATGTATCAATGATGTTCTGTCTGCTCACAACATCATCACACGGCTCTATTTTCTGCCCCAATTCATAGCCTAATTCGTGTAACTGTTCTATCGCTATGTCACGCTCTTTGCATACTTGTTGATAGGTTTCTATGCTGACAAACTGTTCTCCACCCCATATAGTGATTTTTTCTATCGGCTCTTGCTCTGCCTTTTCACATTCCGCACATAATCCCCCGTCAAATAGGTTAATTAGATACATCTTTCCGCATTTCTGACATTTTCTGCATCCTGTTGAAAAACTCATTTACTCACCGCCTTTCCCTTGCTCCTCTCTATACTGCTCTATCTGAAAAATCAAATCGTTCAGTTTTTGGTTTATTCTCCGCTGAACATCAAGTATTATTGAAATACTTATGAGAACATACAAACCAAGTAACATTTCACATATTTTGTTTATCACTTCAAGTGTTGTCATTCTGCTCCTTTCTCGGATTTTCTATTCCGTCTAGCCACTTCCATGTTTGGTATAAAGCATAAGACATAGGCTTGTTTACAAACGCCATTGATATTGCCGAACGATACTGAATGATGAATTGATTAACAATATCGCCAACGGTTACTTCTTTACTTGTCATTTCGCACTCTCCTTATCGTTTTTCTCGACCGGCTTTCCGCAGTACGGACAAAAAGGTGTCTGCCCGTAGGTCTGCCAGTCGCCACAATGCGGACATACAAAACGTCGCCAGTCCCATGTTCTGTTCGGATCGTCTCTCTTAATGTCAATAATCCATTTCATAGTGTTATCTCCTTTCAACCTTCTCTATGTAACCAGTTATGCAATACTTGCAGTACATTCCACCATCGTTGCCGTACCATAGGTCTTCTGCTTCGTCTCCGCAGTCATCGCACGTCAGGACTTCTACCTGATCCCTGCCACAATGGATGCAACCTTGTGGGCAACTCACGCATCTGTTTTCGATCTTTTTCATGTTCTCCTTCTCCACCATCTTCCTAATGTTATCCAACGCAGAAACTGCAATGTCCTTAACTTCGTCTACCTTTTTCAGATAGTGTTGGTAAATCATTTCTTTGGCTTTCGGTATGTCTTCTTCGTTCCAAACAAGTACTTTTCCCTTGCTCGTACATACCATAGGTTTTGACGGGATTCCGCAATGCCAGATCCGCTCTCCTTCGGGATAGAACGTATGACCAAGCCTTACGTTTCCCTTCTTTACCTTGATTTCTCCCTTGAAGTAGTAAACCAACCATCCTACC